TTCTTTTGATGACAACTATGGGTTCATAATGACCAGCATTTTCACACGCCTGTTTATATGCCTCCCATATGTTTAGTTTTTCTTGATTTTTACATTCAATAGAATATGGAAACTTTTTTCTTGCAGCTCTAGCCATAATTAAATCTTCACCACCAGCACCCATTGAACGACTTTCAATGTCTTCTTTGTGTATATTTAATTTTTCTATGAGTTGTTCCCTAACCCAATTCTGTAATCGTCTACCTTTAGATTTTTTACTCTGTGTCTTCATCTACATTATCCTCATCAAGTTCTTCACCACAAAATGGACAATACTTTATTTCATAATATTCATCGTCCATATTGTGATTTATTTTAAATTCTGCATCACAAGAATCGCAATAAATTGTTTTTCCTGGCATTACTGAATCTCACAAGAACCAGCTGAACACGCAAGTTCTTGTGAACCTACTGTCATATCGGATTTTTCATACTCAGATAATTTATTCCAATCAACACTAGTAGGCATTTTATTCATCAAATCTTTATATTCCTTTTCATTACAATCTTGATAAGGTGCTTGTTTATATGTATGTTCACTATATGGTAAGAAACTTACTCCACTCATTAAATCAAAGTTTTTATATACCCAAGCTCCAACATCAATCCATTCTTCTTCTTTAACAGAGATAGTTACAGAAGGTTTGTGTTCACACCAATGTACTTGATATGTTTTCCAAAGTTCTAGTTGTTCAATCGCAGATAAATCTTGTCTAAATACTGCATCTGGACTACACTTTATTGGAAATGAAAACACAGTAGTATCATTTGGTTTCATAACATCATCTTCGGCAGGAAATCCTTGTTCTACCATCATCTTTGTAAGTGGGTCTTTCTTATCACCTCTTACAGTTCTTATGTAATAAGGATTATGTCTAGCGTGAATACCACTTGCACTATCTACTAATTGTGAAACTGTACCAGAGGGTTTCACACAAGTGATTGCAGCCGATTGATTAATCTTTAATTTATTAGACCATTCTTTATTTGTATCTACTGACATTTGTTTTAGATTTTTCAATAGCACATCTAAACCAGGCAATTTACCAGCAGTCCATTTATTATCCATAATACCAGTAAGTGATACACCAAGTAATCTTTCTTCAATACAATTCTTTTTCCAATCTTTACTTACATATTTAAAATTAGTTAATGTAGATTGAAATGTTCCAAGTATTGTTGCAAGTCTTACCTTATTTAATAATGTATCTTCTGTATCGTCTGGTCTAACAACAACTTCAGATAAGTTACAGAATTCTCTACTTCGTAAAATTATCTCTGAACAAGGATTTGTTCCAAAGTCGTGTCCAACATCTCTTCTTTCATTCTTCTCTGCAATCTTTTTTGCAGACTCTCTATTGAATATACCTCTCTCACCAGACTTGGAATCATAAAGTGCTTTCCATTCGTCCATAAAAATACCTATATCTGGTTTCTCTGTATAACACGCAGAGTTATTTGCAAGTGCTCTCTGTCCATTATCAATCCACCATTGACCAGACTTTGCAACTCTCATTCTATCATCTGATAGATTAGACAAACTAATCAATGCACTTCGTCTAACACCACCAACAACGACAATCTCTGCCGTTTTACAAACAATATCGTGACATTCAATAGAACTTAATTTTCTTCCGTGTGCATTTTGAAATATTTCTTTTGTAAATTCAAATAATCTTCTCAAAGGTTCAGGCCCAGATGCACGACCACCAAAAGTTTTTAGTGGAGCACCAGCTGGTCTAACTTTACTTAAATCCCATTTAGGTATTTGTCCGTGATACAACATTGCAACAAGTTCTTTAAATGCTTTTGCCCAACCCATTTTACTATCTTGAACAACAATAGTCGTATCACTAGGGTGAAACTCATCTGCAACTGTTGGTAGATTACTAACAAACTGTCTTTCAACTGAGAAACCTACCCCAGTTCCATTCATTAGTACATATAATATTTCATCAAATGCTTGTGGTCTATCAACTGCAACATAACTACAATTATAACCAGCAATATTTTCTCTTTTTAACGCTTCACCAGCAGTCATTAAACATCTCATAGAAGGCATAATTTTAAGATGTATTACTGCATCTTCCAACTCTTCTCTTAATGATTTATCTAAACTATATTTACAACTTTGTTTTAAGTGTTCTTGAAAAAAATCAAAGTATCTTGTTACTGTTTCTCTCCAAGTTTCTCTTCTACCTTTTTTTGGTAGCCACCTTGAGTATCTTGAAAGGTGTATAAATTCTTGATATTTTGTTGGAAGTTTACCATTAAGCATCTATTTTTCTCCATTCGTTAAATCGGACTTTTGCCTCAAGTCCCTTATATGTGTTATCGTCTATTAGTTTCTTTATGTCTTTTACTCCAGACACAACCATTTCATTAATGTCTTTCTGTTTTATTTGTTCTGGAAACAAACATACAGAAAAATCATCTTCTATAAAACTTCTAATTCTTTTTACTATTTCCCTATTTCTTGGTTCATTATCTGGTATCAATGTCACATTATCTTTCTTATCAATTCTCAAATCAGAGTGTGCAGTTGCAACACAATTATCTAGAAATAAACTATCAATCGGGCCTTCAACAACATAAACTTTCCTACCCCAGTTGATACTGTCTAAACCATATAGTTTCTTTTCATCACTCAATCTAATGGTCAAATACTTTGGTTCTTCTTTACCAAATGCACGACCTTGTAGTGCGAACATTTTATTACTCTTATCTAAAAAAGGTATCACAAATCTTGGGTGGTCACCTTTTAAAGATGGAAACTTGTTCGGTATAAAAGTATTAACCCACTCATAAAATCTGTTGCAGAAAAACAACTTGTAGTGAAAACGACTTTGAATATGTCTATTTCTTACCCATTTAGTTACTGGGTGGTCTGGACTAAGTTGTGAAATTTTCTTGAGTTTTTTGAGTGGAGAATCTCCTTTTAGAAATACTGGTTTAGTTAAGTTCAAATCTTTTTTATTATCGTCTGATTGTATATATACATTCTTATTTTTATAGATTTCAAATGTATATTCTTTATGCAAATCACTATTTACATATCTTAACAGACTACCAAAGTCAGTAGATTTCTCACAATTATGACATTTATAAACATAAAATGTCTTATTGAATATCAGATAACCTCTTGCTTTAGTTTTAGACTTTTCTGAATCACCACAGTATGGACATCTGAAATTGTATAGATTACCAGATTTCTTTTTAAACTGTGATAACTTTGAAGATAAAAGACCAATATATTTTGTATCAACAAAAGTGTTCATAGATAAACATTATATACCATAATTAAAAGATTGTCAATACTATATAGCGAACATAATTACTTTGTGAAGAATAAATCCAGCGACTATTGAACCACCGATAATAATCCACCTCCACTTTTCTAATATACCTACCCTATTAGATAATTCTCTTTGAAGTTGATGAAATCTTTCAATATCATCTGAATTGTGTTTACTTATAAGTGTGACTATTTCTTTGTAATTTGATGTAACTCTTGAATGTAATTCTTGTATTTCTTTTTTTATTTCTTTTTCGTTTTTTATTAATTCTTCTTCTTGTCTTGCAAGTTTTTCTTCGTGTACTGCAAGTATTTTATTAATACAGTTTGATACATCTGTAAGTTTAGTAATCGCAGTATCAAGGCGTGAGTGAATATGTTTCATATCACTTACATCTTTTTTAAGAAGTTCTAGTTCGGTTTTTATTGTCATAGTATAATTATTTATATGTGTTCAAATTTTTGACACCAATTATAATTTGACACTACCATTCAGATTTAACTAAAGTCCAAACTCCATATGCAATAGCGATGTATGCAGCCCATGTAACAATCCCTTGAAATAACAATGCAATAAGACCCATTGCAATTAATACAACACCATCAAGACTTGTTCTTTCTTCTAATCTATCTTTTACCCAATCTATTGAATCTTCAAACCATTCTTTCATGTTAGTCTCCTATTTGTAAATTTCTTTTTCTATGTTTATTCCAAGCAAACCAACCACCTAATCTAAGTGCCCAGTACGCAAGATAGTTTAGAAAATAGAAACCATTTATTTCTATGTTTATATCTCTGAAAATTTTATCTGCTTGTTTTTGGTCAACCACCAACAAAGAACTTTTTTGTAAAGCAGGTTTCAGAGCTGCATATTTATAAGCATAATCGTGGATTAAACCACCTAAAAGTAATACCCCAACTGGTGATAAAAAAGTTGCTAAAAACTTAGGTACACTTGCACCATCAAAAGAAAAACCTTTTGGTATTACATATTTAATACCATTTAGTTCATAATGAAAATCTTTTGATATTTGCCATCTTCTTCTACCTAATAACCACATCAATATTGCACCCCAAAAACCTTTATCTCTGGTTGCAATTCTGATAGGTCTCATATGTGGATACTCATCATATTTAAAATTGACTCTCCACTTATTTGCTTGTTTTTTATCTAAAAAATTTATAATCATACCAATGATTATCAATATGATTACAACTGTCCACTGCCAGAACTGTTCTGCAAGTGATAATATCATTTCCATTATTTCTTTTCCTTTGGTTCGTAATATTCTTTATACGATTTGATGATTTCTGATTTAGTTTTGAGATTGTGTCTTATCTGTGCAAAGTTTTTTGCAATCAGTTGATAGTCATTGTCTGTAAGACCAAATAAAACTGGGTCAATACCCTCTTCTTCTAGTTTCTTAAATACTTCTTCTGCATTTTCTGATGTGATAACAATCCACTTTATTGATTCTAACTTACCTAAAATTGGTTCTTCTAAACCAAGAGGTTCTCTTTCAACTGGTGTGAAAAATGTTTCTATTTTCTTTATACTAGAACAACTAGTAAGGAACATAATTAGGGTTAGCGATAGAAGGACATTCCCTATTGATTTCACTTTTCTTTGTTGCATTTATTTCTTTCTCTGTTAGTGGTGAACCAGATGATATTTCTACACATCTAAGTGCAGCTGCACTTGCCTTATTTATTATTCTTTGAATCACTTTATCTTTTGCGATTGCAGTTTTACCTATATCTCTATCACCTTTAGTAAATCGTTTATCTAAATCATTGAGTTCTTGTTGAAGATTGTTTGAGAGTGTTGTGAGTTTTTTATTTGTTTCAAGTATGGTTTCAAAATCTTTTTTCTGTTGTTCTATTACCATTTTTTGTGATTCAACACTTTGTTCTAATACCAGATTGTTTGCTTTGAGTACAGCGTTGTCTGCACGAAGTTTGAAAACATAAGTCAACGCACCACCGATACCTATAATCATCACTAAAGTGATTGCCATTTTTGCATAACCAAATATCATTTACTTAAAATCTTTCTCTGATATTCCACGCATTAGTGCTAAAAAATTTCTATGTTGACTATGTGGTACATCTATTGTATCTGTTCCTATTTGTATCATCATTTTTTTACCACCAAATCTATCATCATCAAAAGATAATCTAATACCACCTCTCATAAATCTATTTTCATCAACTTTTTCTTTTTTCTTCTTCTTTTTAGATGCATTTAAATCAGCCATAGGTTTGGAAGTTAAATCTGCATAAGGGAAGTTGTAATATTCTTTAAACTTTTTCATCTTATCCTACGCAAACTTCACTTGTTTCATTGCAAACTTTTGTAATTTTAAAAAGTCAACAAGTGTTCCGTTCATCAATTTCTCTATTTTCTTTTTATTATCTGGTTTTACTGCGTCATATACTTTCATAATCGCACTTGCAGTAAATAAATCAACAGTTGCCTGTTTGTCTTTGAACTTAACTTTTTGATTTTGTTTTTTCTTCACTATGTTTTGTAAAACTTTTAAATTAGTTTCTACAAGTTCGTGTTCGTTTCCAAAGTCATTTACTTTTTCTAGAATAGATGCAGTAAATGTTGTTTGAATTTCTAGTTCTTCTTTCAACCTTTTATTTAATATTCTATCTTCTTGTGGTATATTATCTATTTGAAGAGGCTTTAATTCAGTAGGACTACCCATTGATGATTTACCAATAACTGTTCTTCCAAAATCGTTTACTTGTTTTTTACTACCTTTAACTCTTACATATTTTCCTAAGAGTGCAGCTTTTAAACCTAAGCCTTTTGCACCATTATATACCTTGAGTCCCATAACAGCATCTTTTGTTTTAAGAGTCATAACTTCTTCTTCAAGGTTATCAAATTCAACATCTTCTTTTTGAAAAGTATAATTAAAATTATCTTTACCTATTTCTTTTTCTATCTTTGATAATATACTTTTTTGGTCTTTCATAGATATAGGAGCTTTACCTCCATCTTTACCTATAAATAAAAATTTTCTAGAAAATTTGTCATACTCAATTTTCTCTTTATCTAAAAGTTTCATTACTTTTTTTCTTAAAGTTGGTGTAAGTGTTAATGCAAAATGTTTTCCATAACCTCTAAAATCTTCATCTGTCATTATTTCTTCCTTGACTGTTTCTTCTACCTTAATATTATATTTTTTAGCACTTTTTTTAAGGTAGTTCACTATGGATTGAGTTGACCTACTATCCATTTTTGCGTGTACTTTTATTTTATGTGAGTCTTTAGGGTCAGATTCAATACTTGCAATCTGTTGAGCACCCATACCACTTTTCTCTAAACTTCTTCCTTCATAATCTACTATGTTACCTCGTTGAGTAAAGTTTTGTACTCCAGTACCTTTATTCGCCTGAACAAAATCATCTATAACTTTTTTATCTTTTGGTTTTAATACTTCATCAAGTTCAACTTCTTCTTTGTTAAGTCTTCTTGATTCTCTTTGTTTCAATATTCTTTCAACAAACTTTTTTGCAACTGTTGTTCTTCCATCATATAATTTTTTCTTTTTCTTTCTCACAACAACTGTTGGGTCATCACCAGTAGCTGCAACACCAGCAGTAGATGTTGTCGGTGCATCTTCTTTTACATCTTTCTCTGGAAATCCAGTGAAAGGGTCTACTCTTACATATCTTTTCTTTTCCATTTAAATTTCTCCTAATGCATCTTCTACTGATACTGGTTCAATATCATCCATACTTACAAAAATCTTACTATTGCTATTAGTATGTAGGACTGCAAAAACTGGAACACCTAATACTGTATCAGACGGTAGTGTGTCTTCTAATGTTTCTACATCATCATCTTTTTTTAGTAAAGGTATATCTTCATCATCATCTTTTATAATATCGTTTGACAGTTTATAAACACCTTTTGGTAATTTACCATCAACTAATTCTACCTCTTCAGTAATTGTATCATCTAATTTAATATCGTTTTCTTTTATAAACTTTAAAAATTCCCTTTCAAACATTTTAGGGTCAACACTTTCTTTAAAAGTGTCTTTTAACAAAAAAAGTGCAGCTGCATAAGTTCCAACTTTAGAACCTAATCCAGGCACTTTTGCAAAAATTCTTTTAATATTGAATACTAATTTGTGAAGGACTGTGTATGCATTTCTCTCTTTTATCGTTGAGAGTTTTGTTGGTACATTTGTTCCAGGCATAACTTGTCTTATACCTTTATCATCAATAATACCAAGTTTGAATGCTTCAGTTTTATTGAACGGTGTAACTAATAGTTTTATAAATCTATAAGTTACAAATAAATCTATCGCAGTTCCCATTAAATATTCCTTAAAATACTTTCTACTTTTTCATCATTCTTTATATCTTTTAGTTCACCATCTGGAAGAATGTTTAATAATTCCATAAATGGTTTAACATATTTCCATAACGAAGTTTCTAACTTAAATAACAATAATGTTGAACACGCATCTGCACCAAAGACATTATTTAAAACAATTATATGATTTAAAATCAATCGTTCTTTCAAAGACCCATTGTCTTGATACTTTCTCAACAATCTCTTGATATATTTAAATCTTTTCATATCATCAAGAAATTCTTTTTCATTATCCCCTTGAGGATTATTATAATGTTTCATTGCATACATCATAACATTATCAGGCGTTATTTTTTCAAACATTATTTAATTTCGGCAGTTACCTTAAATTTTCCATTTTCTTTTTTTTCATAAACAAAGTTAATGGAACGACCACCTTCAACCCTATGCGAAATACCATCATCGTTAACAAACTCATCGTGTGGAGTATCAATATCTTTACCAAATCTTCCACCAAATTGTGTAAGTGGTGCAGATATACTTCCAGAATCTTCTACTATATCAACATTTGGAAAACTTAATCCAATACTTGCAAGTCTTCTTCTTACAACACCAATAGTTTGTTCTGGTAACATATGTTCCATATCAGCGATGCAACCTAGAAATGAGTTTAGTTTTCTAACAACACTATCATCAGATACATCAATCATATCGTGGTCAGAATCGTGTTGTGCATTAGAGTTCGCAGGCTTCGGCCCTCGTAGTTCAGTGATATACTGTTTAAAATCTATCATTATGATTTCCCTAATTTACCTTTTTTCTTTGAACCATCAGCACGAGGAATTAAACCTCGTGCCTTTAGTCTTGCAAGAGCGGTGAAACCTATTTTCTCACCTCTCTTATATTTCTTCAACATAGTATCAAGATGGTCACCCATCTTTTTACCTTTCATCTTTAAATCAGACATTACTGAATGACTGTTGCAATGTTTGTTGCAAAGATGAAGTTGCAACTGCAGCCCAAGCAGTACCAGTATAAAGTAGTTGTACTGATTCACCAGCTGCATCTAGTACAACAGTAGTACCAGAACCAACTGTGGCGGCAGGAGTTACAGTGATGTTATTACCAGCAGTAGTACAAATAATTGTTTTCAACTGACCAGTTACACCAGCTGCAAGTGTTACAGTTACTGCACCACCAGATGAGTCAACTGTTGAGATTGCAGTAGAAACTGAAACGGCAGTTGAAGTGTTAGTTAGTGCTTCTGTACTATTAGTTGCAACGAATGTTGGAATATAATTAAATACATTCGCAGCTGAAATTTTCTTATTGATAGGTGTACCAGTTGGGTCATCTACAATGTGAAATAAATCAGCAGATGCGATACCAGACCCTAAGTCTGTTAACGCAGTAATTTTCTTATCAGCCATATTTTATCTCCTATGGTCTAAACCCCAGCAATAGTTTGGGGAATGTTACTGTCGGCATTGTTTCCGACATCAGTTTTTTCACCGAATTCATTACAAAGCGCTATGGCACCAGCGATAGAGAATTTAGTTTGTTTCAACGACTCTACTTTTTTGAGTGCCTCTACAAGTTGATTCTCTACCTTTGATAATTCAACTTGTAATTCTTTTTTTCTCGTTTCAATATCTTTTAATTCCAAAGACATAATATACTCCTATAATTTAGATTCTAACTATCTGGTAGTGCGATATCATCAGCAGCATCACCAGAAATACTAGAAGCGGCAACTAGAGTTTCATATTGAACTCTACCAGCACGACCACCAGTACCAACAGTTTTCTTAACCCAACCGACATGAGAAATCTCAGTTGTATTAGTATCACCATCGTTACCTAAACCAAGTGAAGCGACAGCAGTTGCCGTTGTTGCACCAGTAACAATAGTAAATGTCTGTGCATTATGACCAGTACCAATATTAATCGCAGTTCCACCAGAAGTGGCTGCAATTTTAAAGGTATCGTCAGTTTTATCTCTAACAAATACAGTTTGTCCGTTAGTTACATTGGTCATCAAAGTACCACCACCTACTTGGTTGTAAGTGATTTGGTCAGTATCTGATAAACCATGTCCAGCAAATGTGATTACATTTGAACTAGCATTTACAGCACTTGTAGGAATAGTCATTTTAGGTGCTTCAACTGTTACAGCTGGTGTAGATTGATAATCAGAACCTACTGCTGTTACAGTAATTGCAGAAACTGCTCCACCAGAAATTGTTGCAGTTGCAGTTGCAGTAGTACCAGTTAATGTTTGTGAGTTATTACCAACATTACTAGAACCACCAGTAAAATCAATGGCAGTACCAGCTTGTGCATTAGAAAGTGAACTTGCTAACTTAATAGTGTCTGCATCTACACGAATAACAAATAATTCAGTATCATCTGCAATGTTACCACTATTTTGTGCAAGATTAGTTCCACCTTGACTATTATAAGTCAATGATGTACCAGTTCTTAAATTGTGGTTTGTTAGTGTAAATGTATCGTTTGCAAGTGAAACATTTGCAGTTGCAAGAGTTCTTGCAGTTGGGCCTGCAACTGTAATAGTTGGTGCTTGTACATATCTTGCACCAGTAGTTGATGTTAATGCAATATCAGTTACATTGTCAACACCAGCAACAGATTCGCCCTCATCTATACCTAATACATTAGTGTCAATAGTTCCACCGTGTCCGTCTATTGGTGGTCTTGATACAGTAGCGGCGACACCACTTTCTGTACTTCCACCAAAGTCAGATGTTAATGTTATACCAGTATTTGTTTCACCAATAAATGTTTGTGAATTATTACCAGTACCAGTTAAGTCAATTACTGAACCACCCTCTGTTGCAGATACATCTATTGTATTTGCATCGTGAACAGTTTTAACAAATACGATTTGTCCGTCTGTTAGTCCAGCGATTGCAGTTCCACCAGCTGCACTATATGTGAGTGGTGTGTTTGCAGTATATCCGTGTGCAGTAATGGTAATTCTTTCATTACTTGCGTTCACATCAGATGTAGCAACTGTTCTAGGTGGTGTAAGGTTTTTTACTCTCACTTTTTCTCCACCAGCCGTAGTCATTACATCACCGATTTTTAATTCGGATTTATAAGCTCCACTAGCATTAGCTTGTACAATCGCACTTCCATTTGTAAAAGTGTGAGTACCAGATAATGAGGAGCCATCATTCATACTCCATAAACTCATTAGTTTTCTCCTTAAAGTTCTTTATAACTATTTATAACCTAATCGCTTTAGTGCACTTAAGGTTGTGCTCACAGATAAATGATGTATTCCTATACCACCTTTTGATTCCCACTCTTTAATATTTTTAGCATGGTCATCAATTAAAACATTAGGTTTGTTGTTTGTCATAGCAAAATTCTTCTTTTGGGCTCTTAATACTAAATGTATTCGACTTCTTTGAGTTAATTTAGCATTCTTTCTTAACCATTTCAATTTACCTGGTATACTATTACTATCTGATTTTGTATATGCAGATAATATATGTGAGTCATATTTATTCACAAATGTCCATAATCTCTTTGCACCAGGCATCCATTCTAAAGTTTCCCAAAAATCTTTCTTATCGTGAATAAGTGGCCATCTTCTATCTTTGTCAAACTCTATAAATGATTTACCAAGAACTTTTTCTGCACCATCTAAAAAGTTGCATAATACTTGGTCCATATCACAATATAAAGTAGGTAATTCAGCCTCACTTAATTTAGAATCATATACATCATAAAAATTTTTCACTAATACCTCTCTCTTTAATTATATTCTTATTATAACATAAAATCTTGATTTGTCAACCTATAAGGCACCCATAACTGCTCTTGCATTGTCTAATTCATCAAAAGCTCTAGATAACAATTCTTTATCTAATTGTTGTCTAGTTTTTTGTAAAGGTCCTGTTAAAGAACCAGCCTTATCCTGGTCTTTTTTAAGTTTTTCATACTTCTTAATTAAACCTTTATCACCAATAATTTTTGCAATCTGAAGTCTTACTTCAGTATGTTGATTTTGGTCTGTCATTTTGGCAAACTTTTTAATTGTTGAGTCTGGTACTCTTCTGCCTTCTTTTATAAATTGTTTTAGTGTTCTCATTTCATTTTTTTCCCAATTTTCTTTTCAGGCATATTAACTGCTACATCATTTTGTTTTTGACCAGTCATAGTTTTACCATTTTTCTTTTTAGGTTCTTCTTCATCTTCTTCTTCTTCTTTTTTAGGTGAAGCTTTCTCCCAAACTTTTTTTAATGCATCTCTCATAGTATCTACTTTGAAATATGCATCTGATTCTTCACTTCTTACAGATAACTTAATAGTTTCTTCAACATCTTTTACTTTATATTTTTTACCAGAAACAACCATTTCATCATCACCATTATCTCTGGCTTGTTTTAATGCCATTGTAAATTTGTTACCTTCTTTTTTGATAGCTTTAGATATTGCCTTTCTTCTTTTATGAAGAAATTTATCAGAATCATCAACATCACCATCGTTGTCAATGTCTTTATCTTTTCTATCTTTAAATTTCTTTTTGACAGCATCAGGTTGTACTTTATCTAAACCTTCACCATCATCAGACTTATCATTTGTATTATCTTCAATTTTTAATTTATTAGCTTTCAAACGATTATCACCTTCTTTAACTCTTCTTTTAGTTCCGTCTGCTTGAACATATTCTTTAACATCTTTACTTACAGCTTCTAAAACTGCTTCTTCAAGACTACCTTTTTTATGTTTTAAATAACTCATCAGTTTACTCCTTATTTCATCATACCGATGTGAGCTGCAACTCTTTTAGATTGACCTAAATGCATTTTAGAAGCATTTTCTAGCTCTTTTACAATTTTTTTCATATCTTCTAAATCACCAGGAGCTTCATGTATAACATTTTCCTGTACCGGATTTAGAATATAATCTCTTAATTTATTCATACTGTTTGATGCAACAGCAAGTTTATTAGTCCACCAACTAGGTAGTGAATCTTCTTTTCCCATAGTGTTTAATTTATTCATAATCTCATTTGCATCTTCAATCATCGTTTTACATTGTCTAATTGCAGATGAAACATCAGCGTGCCCATCTTCATTAAGTTCTTCTTTTAGTGCCTTTTCAACACCTTTAGAACTGTCTTTACCATATTTCTTTTCAAGTGCCTTCATTAATTGTTTATCAAACTTTTTAACTTCAGGCCCCTTTGTAATACCTTTTTTTTGTAATTCACGATAATACTTAAATAGTGCTGGTGCTTTCAGTTCTATAAAATTACCAACCTCTATTCTTGCTTGTAAAGGGTCTGGGTTTTTTCTTTTCATAAGTTGAGCAATTCTTGCAACTATAGCTTCTTTCGGAGGTAATGCCTGAACATATTTAGATTCATAAGATTCTTTTTTTGCCATCTTTGTTGCAGTTGCCATTTTTACAGATTTCCAATCATCACCATATCTTTTTTTAAATTCATCGTCTGGAAGGTCTTTTGCAATCTCTTCTCTTCTTTTAAGTTCTTTAGGAGTTAGTTCTCTTTCTTGAACTTTTTTGTACGACTCTGATATACTTTGTCTATAATGTGTCATAGTTCTTCCTAGTTATCTACTTTTGCACCTTTTCGCCATTGAAAACAACTCCAATATCTGGCTTTAGTTTTAGGCCCTGGATTATCACAATTATGTCTTGCTCTAAAACTTTTTCTTCTACCAGGGTCATCTCTTTTGATTTCCATATTTGGGTCACCAAAAGTTACTTTAATTATGTTACCTTTTTCATTTTTTACATAAACACCAAACTTTTTATTACTTCCAGAAGGTAATCTAAATGGGTCATTTAACTTGACTTTTTTACCTTGATATTCGGCTTCACCTAAGGTATCGTTTTCTATATATTTATTATTACAATCATCGCAGCTCACTTTCTCTAACATTCTATTATATGTTTCTTTGAGTCTTTCTTTCCAGTTTTCTTTGTATCTATTTTGATACTCTTCTCTAGTAGATTTCCTCTCAAACCAGTCTTTGATATTTTGTTCACTTGCTTTCTTTGATTTGAAAGTCTGTTCATATTTCTGACCTGGTGTAGTGGAAAAAGTGTGTTTAGCATAATCTACTCCTATATCATAAGATTCTTTTTTAGAACCTCTTGCCTTTGCAGCTAAATCTTTATCTGCTCCGCCCCATGTTCCTTTTGATTTTGTAACAAATGAATTAACTCTCGCAAATCCCCATTGTTGTGGTGTAGTACCTGGTCTATGACCTGTTCTCCAAGCAGCCATACCTCTATCATATACTTTTTTAAGTATACCATAAGCGATACCTGACTTCTCTGATTTCTTCACTAGACCTGCAACTTTTTCGTCTAATTGAAAGCTTTCATCTATTTCAAAATCTACTTTGGCTGCCAATTTACTTGGTAACTTACCCTTTTTAATTAGACCATTAATATAGTAAGCTATATCTCTAGCCTCTACACCTCTAATCATTTGACCTAATGCCTGAGCAGGATTTTTATGTCCTTGTTTATGTAAATCGACATACATTTTCATAATTTTTTCATAACCTTTAGGGTGAGTTATTTGATGTATTTTATCATAGATTTTTCTATAATAAGGCATCTCTTCAATGTTCTCTTCACCTTGTGCTCTTTTCATTTGTGCTGGTGTAGGTGCACCTTTATCACCAACTTTTCTCATCTTCTCACCTGAACCTTGTTTAATTCTTTGTCTTTTCTTATGAATATTTGCCCATAAACTTTCACCAAACATTTTCTTATATTTAAGTGTATGTTTAGATGGTTTTGTTTTTGCACCTTTATCACCTGGTGCTGGTTTATATGCATCAGGATTATCATCGTCCATTTTTGTACCTTTTGCAAAATGTCTTGCTCTTGCTTGTTTTGTTGACTTTGCTAATTCATTATCTTTTCCTGGCATATCATAATACTTTGCAGGTTGTGTACCTTCTCTATCTTTTATATCTGGGTCTTGTTTAGTTTTCTTTGGTGCTTCTTTTTCTTTCTCTTTCTTTTCTCTTATTGTATTTAAAAATGCCTTATAGAAATTTTCACCATCATAGTATTGTACATAATTAGGACCTCTTCTTACTACTTCACCTGATGTACCATCAACTGTATTTTCTACTAAATCACCTACTCTGTATAAAACACCTCTTACATATAAATCTCTTTCTACTTCTTCTTCAGAAAATTGAGAAGTTTCTTTCAGGCCCATACCTTGTCTAACATCTTTAAATAGTTTTTCACCATTTCTATAACCTTTAGGTAGACCTTTTACAAATTCTTTAAAATTATTTTGTGAGGCAGCTAACCTCATTTTTGATGCACTCATTCCTGTTACTCCTTCAGCGTCTGGGTCCCTATCGCCTGCACTAAACACTTGTATATTATCAAAATCGTAAAACCCATGTCTTTTTTCTTGACCATTGTATGTCTTCAACAGTTTTTGAAACTCTGCAACTCTATCTGAACCAACGACCATATTTAATTCTTTGTATCCTTGTTCATGAAAATAAACTGCAATATCTAAAGCTGTCTTTAATTTATTATTTGCTACTATGTTTCTTTTATGTTTAGGAAACATATCTCTCATATATGCAACTTTTTTAGAAAAAGGTAAAGGGTCTTTTTTAGGGTTTTGAGAATGTGATGGAAATATATAATAGTCATCTCCACCAGCAATCTTTCTAACTTTTTCTATCAACTTCTCATGACCAGTTGTTGGTGGATTAAATCTACCAAATGTAAATACAACTGATTCAGTTTTTTCCATAAATGTTCTAAAAGTTACTGATTCTTTTTGTTGTTTTTGTTTTGTAATCTTTTTCATTTTTTCTATATATTTTCTATACACTGCTGCTTCTGCAGTCTTACCCATAACTCTTGCTCTTTGTTCCATTGCAATAGCTGCTTGTATTTTATGTGCATGAGTTTTTCCACTATTCTCTATTTTCTTAACAGAAGCTTCTGCTGTCTTAACATCTTTAAAACCAAGACCATGAATAGTACCTTTAGGGTTCTCATCAGTATATAAATCTGAATGTTTATCAGAACCTGCAGGCTGACCTTTCTTTCTTGGTATTCTAGGTGCTTCTTGCATTACTTATATCCAAACATTTGTAACCCAGATGTTTCAACTTTTTCTGGTTCTATTTCAAAAAAACGAAGTATAGCATCAATACCATATTTAGCTAACTCTTTTAATCTAGTCATAATTTTTATAAATAAATCTTTTAACCAATTTTTAATTTTCACAAATAAATTTTCATTTAAAGTCTGTTCATTCAGTATTTCATTTTCTAATTTATGTGCATGCGAATTAACAATTAATCTAAATGCACCAACTGTATCTGCAGTACCTTTACTACTTACTCTACTTCCTGTTGGTGTTTTTACTGACACTCTAATATCTACTTTTTTAGCTATACCTTTTATATAAGAACTAGGTGATGCTCTACCTTCAGATAATTTTTCTACTAAATTACTACCACCTTTATCATCAAATTCAACTAACCAATTTGCTTTGGCATATGTATCTGGTAAAAATTTTGTTTCTCCTGTTGCAGCTTCATAACAAAAAAACTGACTAAATATAGGATTCTTTTGAAAGTAATCTCTAACAATAGGTTGAACACCTTTTAATGCCTTCTTCATATCAATTAAAGATTTCATTGACTCTTGATACTTTGCTTGGTCTATATCAATATCGACATTCTTTTTTCCAAACTTTGCTCTGACAGTTTTTGGTATTACATTCTTTTTTATTGCATTTACTAGTGAATTAATATTACCTTGTACTGTAAGTTTCTTCATTACAGGTTCTAATTGTTTTACAAGTCTAGCTGCATCTTCTGGTGCTTCTTTACCCATATATTCTACTGCAGCATCAAATGTGGCTAATGTTTCATCTTTGTAACCAGACATTAATTGAGAACCACCTTTTTTCTTTAAAGATATATTAATACCATCAGTTGAGTACAAGTCTGTTTTAGGTGTATTGTTTGTACCTCTCCATTTAGGATTTAATTTACCTGCACCACTTCCAAAGTGAATCATTGAATTTTCAGATGCACCTGTTTTATCTCTAATATCATTTGCAATTTTTTCAACGACATCTGCATATTCATTATAAAGATTTTCTTCTATACCATATCTATCTTTTGCATTATTGAAACCACCGTTAAAAGCAATTACAATTAACTCTTCAAATTTAGCAGCAGGTATTTTAGTTTTTGCTTGTTCATTTATATGTTGTTTGAAACTTCTCATTTATCCCATGCCTTTCTTGCTGTAAAATTATTATATGAAAATTCCATTCTATCTACTAGTTTAACAGCATTTCCAGCTTTGTCAATAGCAACATAACCTTCTGGATTGACTGCTTTAAAACCTTTATCTGTTTTTATAAATGTATTTGCTAATTGTTTTACTTCGTTTAATTTATTTACAATCATCATCTTGGCAGAAACTAAAGAGTTTTGAAATAAAATAATATTTTCTAAATTTTTTAAATGTTTAGTAAACTCTCTAATGTATTCTTTTTTATTTCTATCAAACTTATCTTTTGCACCTTGAGTTTTTACTTTTTGTTTTAGTTTTTCAAAATGCATTTCAATATGGTCTATATAACCTTTTGCATGTTGTTTTACATTTTTAATTGTTTCACCTTGTCTAACTTTAATATTATTATATGTTTTCAAACTTGCACCAGATAAATTACCAGTCATCGCATTTTGTAGTCTAATAAACTTATCAAGTAAACTTGAATTGATTCTTCTAAATATACTACCAGTTTGTGATAATAATTTTGTTACTTGTTCTGTTTCTGATTTTGTAAATGTTGCTTTACCAGATACATCTTTATAAGAAGCATCGTCCATCCAAACACTATTTACTTTATTTAATCCTTTGATATTAGCACCAAAGCTTGCTTTCATGCCTTGTAGTGTATCTCCTTCGTAGGTGGTGTGCCATACGACTCCAATTTTTGCTTGTGATATTCGTTTACCCAAATCAGAACTAGGTAATGTAGCATACACGATAGTATTAGGCTGAAAGGAAATATAAGTTTCGCCATCAATTTTCTCCTTCTTTAAATCTTCACTGGTAAACATCAAATCACCTTGAAGAACATTTTTTATACCCAATTTAGAAAATTCTTTTAATGCAACTTTAAATTTAGAGTTAAGACCACCAGACACATCTGCATCTATTTCAGCATTTGATTTATACAATTTTGGATTTACATTGAATACAGATTTTTTAGCGACAAAGAACTTGCCATCTGAAGGGTCTACACCAGCAAATATAGCAGGAGCACCGTCCCACTTTACTGTCATATTTACACCACCAGATGCTGTACCAGCCAACATATTTCTTAACTCTTGTAAGAAATTTATTGCACCTCTAGCACCACCTACACCGAAGTTGATTATCTCATCTTCTAGATGTTCTAAATGTAAATTTTTACCCTGCTTATCTTCTAATAAGAATTCTTTAAATGTTAACATTTCTCAATTTTTCCATAGTTGTTATAACAACTATATTTATATAATTAAGGAATGTCAAGTGCTTTTAAAATAAACCAGACCTACAATTCAGATTACCAGCAACCATTACTCTCTCATGGTCACTTTCTTGAGGTGGTACTTTGTGTTTAACCCAACCAGGAAACATTACTAATAATCCATTATATGGTTGTACTTTGTAATCTGTATTAGTAAAAACTAATGGTGCACATTCACTCGTTACATTAACATAATAAGTCCAAGACCAAATAGCTGGCCAGTGGTCATGTGAAACAGTATGATTACCTTTTTTATAAACTGCACCCCAACAATCATAACAATCTGGTATAAATTGTACTGGTGAACACTCCATTGATACTTCTCTAACAAAATTAACTAATTCTTGAAAATGTTCACCACCAGCTTCTAATTGCATATTCCACTCTGTCATTTGTGCTTTGACATTTGATTGAAAATTTATTCTATCACCTTGTTGACGAATATATTTTTCTAGTAATGGATTTAAATCTTTCCAATCTTTATAATCTTTTAGAATAACTGGATATCTTTCTTTGAACAAAATATGATTGTCTGATTTACCCCATATTACTGGGTGTTCTTTTACTGGGTCATCTTTCATACTTTATCTTTCAAAAATTTAGGAAGAGTATCTTTACCAAATGGTCTTACTTTCATTAAACTTTGAACCATTTCTTCAGCATCTTCCTTGAATGTGAATACCTTAACAATATCATTTGTTGGTAATTCAATAACTGCATATTCAGCTTTGTTATCTCTCCATAGTATATCAACAAAATATTTAACCTTATATTTATTATACCTTGAGGTCGGAAAATTTCTCATAGGTCTTCTCTCCCAATCTTTTACCAACATTGGTATTATCAAAGACTGGTTCACTCTGACCTGCATCTACAATGTCATCTTGTGCAACTTGTTCTACATCATACAATTTCATTTTGGCTCTATCTATACCTATAATAAATCTTTTATTTATTGTTGGGTCATTATATCTATTCTTTAATTGTTTAATCATTATCTGATTTAAATCTTCTAGTTCTTCAGTAGAAATAATTGCTAACATCAAATCAGCAGTAGCAGGTAAACCAAAACTTTCTGAAGTATCTTCTAGACCAACATCAGAAGAAGTATATGCACTTCTCGTTGTTTGTGTTGCTGATACTATTGGTAAGTTACTTTCTACTGCAAGACCTCTTAATTCTTCAGCGATAGCTTTGATGTAAAAATAAGAACCTACACTTGCATTATTTCTAAATCTTGATGATGAGCAGATATTTAAATAATCTACAAATATGATATCAGGCTTGAATGATTTTTTAATTGCAAGTTCTTTCATTAAACTTTTAAAATGTCCACAATGTGCAGATGCAGTTGGATATTCTTTGATTACTATTTTACCAACTGTTTTATTTTTTATTTTTTTGATTTTATCATCAAACATTTTTTTAGGTAATTCGTGTAATTCATCTATTGTAATATTCATAAGATTGGCATCTATTCTTTCAGCGATTCTCTCTTCTGCCATCTCAAGAGTTATATACAATACATTTTTACCTTGCATTAATGTTGATGATGCAAGATGGCACATAAACAATGATTTACCAACACCTGTACCAGCAAGTGCAATATTCAATGTCTTTTGTGGTAATCCACCTTTTGTTATTTTATTAAAATATTCTAAATCGAAAGGTATTCTATCTTCAACTCTGTGATAATAATCATATCTTCTATCTGACTCTTCAATATAATCATGACCAATATGATTGTCAAAAGATACAGAAAGTGCATCTGATAATAGTTCAGGTATAGCTTCTGAAGTTTTATCTTTTACTTTATTGTCAATAATTTTTATACTATCGACTACTGCATTATATACAGCTTTGTCTTTACAAAACTTTTCTACTGTATTTAATAACCAATCGTAGTCTACTTCACTATTCTCTAATGAGTTTAATAAAGTTAAAACAGATTTATGGTCGTTATCAGATAAATCTTTTCTATTTTCAATCTCTATTTCTAAAGATGTTTTAGTTGGTGGATTAGAATACTTTTCAACGAATTCATTTATTTCTTCAAAAAGAATCTGTTCACTTCTTTGGTGAAAATATTCTTTTTTTAAAAACGGTATAACCTTACGATTAAATTCTTCATTATGTATCAGTTGACTTAGCGTTGTCTTCTCTATCGTCTGATTTTGTTCCACTAAAAACCTCTTTCCTTGAATAATGTCTATCTACTATATCACATAGTATATCACCAATTAAATTTTTAAAATCTCTACCAAAATAATCTGCATCGTCTTCTGGTAACCCATTTCTGTCGATTATTTTATAATTAAATTTTAATGTTGCAGGTAGTGTACCATTATTAGCATCTTCTACTTGTGCTATTTTACCATACTTGTAAATGACACCTTCATACTTTCCACCTTTAATACCAATGCAATCTTCGTGTTCTTTTTTATTAGTTACCATAACATAATCGTCTGCAATTATACCTAAATATCTTTTAGAGTAATCAAAAGCAGGCCTATTCGCTGCTAGTGTCACGGTCTTCGGGTCTTTGTCCACCATACCTAAACTCCTTCTTTGCACACTCTTCTAAAATGTCCATAACATCTTGAGTGAAATATTTCTTTGGACTACCTAATATTGTTTTACCATATTGTTTAGAACCATCTGGTAATTCATATCTAGTTGCCACTTTTTTAAATACATTATATTTTTCAGCAAGTTCTAACAAGCCATAATATCTATCCAGACCTTTATTATATGTTAATCTCACATCAACCATTTTATTTTCTATTGTCATTCTAGATTTATGATTCTTACAATGTATTATATTACCTACAACTTCACTGCCTTCTTTTTCTTTTCTTTTAGAAAGGTATACAATAGATGAAGCTGCATATTTTAATCCAGAACCACCACCCATTTCTTTTGTTGGAAACATAGAACCAACAACATCATATGTGTGATTCGTTACAACCATAGGTACTTTTGCTTTACCAAGTTTTAAAGTCAACACTCTAAATGCTGCTTTCAATACTTGTGCTCTAGTCATATCTCTTGTTTCTTTTCCTTCAGCAGTATCTTCAACTTCTTTTGTTGTTGATAACATACCTAGTGAATCTAATGCAAGAAACAATGGTCTACGAATAGATGTATCTTGTTCTATATACTTATCTAAAACTTTTAATGATTGAGTTCTAAATTCTTGTACTGTTGTTACTGGTAATATTACCATTCTATCAGCATCTATACCTCTATCAATAACCATTTGTTTTGTAATTGCACTTTCTGATTCAAAATATATGACACCACCATCTGGATGCTTATCAAGAAAATGTTTACACATTCCCATAAGAAAAAATGTTTTACCAGTTGCACTTTCACCAGCAACTGCTGTAATTTTATTGGCAGGTAAACCACCATATAGTGAACCCGACAACAATGCATTAAATGCATACGAACCAGTATCTATAAATGTATCAACATCACCAGCTTCAACACCATCAGATACTAAAGATGCATATTCGTTACCTGTTGTTTTGATAACTTCTTTTAAAAAATCTGTCATACTATCTCCTATTTTATTGCCAATGCACCAACGAATAAATGATTACTCCAGAAACATTGTACATCTTGAAACCCTGCATTAAGTATCATAGTTTTAATTTCTTTCCAAGTATTTGGTTTTAACATATGTCTTAATGTTCTCTCTTTATCCATAATATCTTTGGCTTCAAAATGTTTTCTTTTATAATCATAATAATTAAATGTCATCATTTCTTGTAATTTTGCATTTGTACAAATAAGTTTTTCTGCAAATAAAAAACCACCACCAACATTTAAACCATTATAAATTTTTTTTATTATATTTTCTCTATCTTTCATTGACATAAATTGTAAAGTAAATATCGATGTAACAAGCGAACAGTTTTTAAAATCATAATATTTTACATCATCTTTTATGAAATTAACTTTTGTATTTGGAAACATCTTATTAAGTTCTTTTTCTCTATTGTCTAATGATTTAGAAAAACCTTCTGCCAATTCAACACCCTCATATACTGCATCATCTATATTAGCATCTATGTGAGCACTTATCATTCTTTTAGTAACTTTACCTGTTGAACAACCAACATCTACTACTTTAGTATCTGGTTCAGCAAAATACTTTGATAAGTTCACAATGTCTTCTAACAGATTAGAATACCCACGAATAGAATGTTCTATGTGTTCATCAAAACCTTCTTCATTTGTAAATCC